TTTAGAAGGCGCGCCAGAGATGCCTTTGATTACAGACAAGCCAAAAAAGCTGCTAAGTCTGCTAGAAGATCAGACATTCGCAGTGGTAAAGAGCAAAATGTGATGGCTAAAATTATGGCTAGATTTGTATCTGACAACCAAAAACTTCTTGATAAAGATCCAGCACTTAAAGCAATTTTTGATGATCCGCAAAAGTTTAATAAACTTAGAAAAAGTGTTACTAGTTTTATTCGTAGACAATTTAAGCGTAGAGGCTACTCTGAAGATGAGTACGTAAAGCTATTACAAGAGGCTTTCCGTTGCGAATTGAATAAAATGTTACTTGAGGAATAAATGAAAAAGAACGAACTTAAAAAATTAATTAAGCCTGTTGTAAAAGAATGTATTCACGAGGTTCTTTTAGAGAGCGGCTTGTTAACTAACATTGTCTCTGAGGTTGCTCAAGGCATGAATGCAAATGTTATTGTTGAGAGTAAGCAAAAAACATCTGAAGCCCTATTTAATGAAGACTTGCAGATAAAGAAGCAAGTTCAAAAAACAAACGAGCAACTTAGACAGCACCGCAAAAAATTGATGGACTCAATTGGAGCGAGCGCTTACAATGGAGTTAATTTGTTTGAAGGCACAGAGCCACTAACTAACAGAGAAGCATCATCTTCTGGTCCAAAACCAGGTTCAGTCGATTTGGGAGATCCTAGCGACGCAGGTGTTGATATTAGTTCTTTGATTGGTGGTGCTTCACAAGTTTGGAAGGCAATGAAATGAGTAGAAATAAAAGCGTAAATTTTTCTGTTGATGCAAGATCTTGTAAGAACAATTCAGAGAGAATGATTCGTAGATTTCTAAAAAAGACAAAGAAAACTAGAATTGTTGAAGAGTATCGCGAAAGAAGATACCACAAGAAGCCATCGGAGGCAAAGAAAGATAAGCGCATCAGAGCACAACGCACAAGACTCCGAGAAGAAAAGAAGCGACAAAAGCGTAATAGAAATAGAAACTGACTATTTATAGTTGTAATAGAATTTTGGAGGTTTTACAATGGGTGCAAATTCATGGAGAACAGGAGTCGGCGTAAATCACGTAGGCGCCTATCAGGTCAGCGGAAGACCATTCGCCACAGGAAGCGTTAATTGTTCAACAGCTACAAAAATTGAATTTCCAAAAGTTACACGTTGGATTTATGTTATCAATAATGATAATTCTTCTACTGACTGTAGAGTTGGTTTTTCTCAGTTGGGTGTTGAAAGTTCAAATAATTTCTTTAGTATCGGACAGCCTCCAAATAACGGAACAAATGACACTATTCGTTTAGAGCTTAAAGTTTCTGAAATATTTGTTTCTGGATCAAGCAATATTGATGTTGTTGCTGGTCTTACTAGTATTGAGGCTAGAACACTTTCTAGCTCTACTGGCCCTAGCTGGTCCGGATCCTCTGGAGTAGGCTAATGGCGCAGTTCGGCTGGGCTTACATAAATTGTTCCGATACTAGCGGTAGTGCCGACGGAGCACCATCTGGACCTAGTGGCTCGCTTCAGTTTATGACCGCCTCGGGCACTGGTAATTCTAGTGGCTCTGTGAATCTTACTTATCTTGCTAGTTCTAGCACTATGTTTTTAACCGGCAATCTTTTAGTAAGCGGCACAATTGAGGCTAATAATCTAGACATTATCACTACTAATAAAATAGAGATTGATGTTAGTGGCAATACTAATTTTGGCAATGACAATGCTGACACTCATGTCTTTACGGGCAGTTTGTCTGTTATGTCAAGCTCTACATATATCCTTAGCGCCAGTATCGATCAGGAAGCAACTTTTGTTAGAGGCTTTGGTGGCAACTATACTGCAGTCACAACAACGCCATATATGATCAAGACAAGTGATTACATCTTGGGTGTCCGGAAGGCTAACTATGTCACCATGTCTATCCCTAGTGCTGCTGGTAAAGCTGGCAGGGTCTATCTTATCAAGGACGAATTTGCCAGTAGAGGAACAGGCAGTATTGTGATCACTGGATCTACTGCTGGTGTTACGTTTGATGGTTCTAGCAATTATATCTTGACAGGCTCAAATCCTGCAATCAGCCTTTATTCGAATGGCACCAATTGGTTTGTCTTCTAACTATTCTAGGAGACTCTAATGGCATATAATAATCTATCTGGAACAGTAGCCCAGCCTAATCAAATGATCCCTAGGCGGGATAACAATGGTGACATTATTGTCCCTATTGTATCTGGTAACCTTGCTACATCTGATGCCGCTAGCGTTATTAATGTGCCTCGTGTTTCCAATCCAGTAAACTATGGAATGGTTACAAATATCGCCGGAGATGCGAATCGCTTAGCATGCCATAGTGAGATTACTTTCGATGGCGATACCCTAAATGTAGCAGGGGATATTAGTGCTAGTGTGGGTATCTCATCATCTTATTTTATTGGTGATGGTAGCAGGTTAGTTAACGTCAAGGCAGACAACGTTGTAGCAGAGGGCCCTGCTTATTCAATTCAGTTTCATGATTCAGTAGACGGGGATCTTACTGGCTCATCAAACTTATTATTTAGCTCCTCTGTGTTAGTTATGGGGGCTGGATTATCTTACAATAGAACAAGAATAACTGGCACCTATTCTGTTCTGAAATCTGATTATTATTTAGGGGTTGATACATCTGCTAACGACAACCCTATAGCCTTGACTTTGCCTAGTGCAAGCTTATTGCAGAGCGGACAAACATATGTTTTTAAAGATGAGGGCGGCCAAGCTAACACAAAAAATATTAGCATAAACGCAATTACCGGAGAAACAATCGATGGCTCAAATGTGGTGATTTTAGAGTCACCTTATGCATCGATCCAGTTATATTGTAACGGCTCAAATAAATTCTATATTTGCTAATAAAACTTACCTTTATAAGCTACTACTTATTGACGATGGGATGAGTTATTTATCTTATCATGCCTTACTATAAACATATTTTGGAGGGTTTTATAAAATGGCTTATAAATTTCAATTAGGTTCTGCTACCCTTAGCGGTTCCCTTACACAGGAAGGCAACGTTGTTGCCTCTGGTGGTAACCTCGTCGCTGACGGTGGTATTATTACCGGTTCTTCTCACCTCATGGTCGGTGGCACAGTCCGCCTCGGTGGTGTCGCTGATGCTGCAGCAGATCTCTCTGCTGATAGCTTCTATTTCCTTGATGGTGATGGCCTCATGAAGAGTGAGCGTATGACCGATTATGCAACTTCTGCTGCCGGCGACGGTATCAAGGCTGCTAACGGTGCTTTTGCTCTCGATCTCAATGAGCTTTCTGCTGCCGCTATTAACGTTGGTGCTGACAGCTTCGCTATTGTCGATGCTGACGATAACTTAAGTAAGAAAGAGTCCATCGCTGACTTCATGACTGCTGTTGCTGGTGACGCACTTGCTGCTTCTTCTGGCGTCCTCGCTGTCCAGGTTTCCGGTGCTCTCAAGATTGATTCTGATAAGATCGGTCTCTCTGGCTCCTTCGCTGGTCCAGGTCTCAAATACAATGGTGGAGTTGACTCCATCTCTGATCTTGAGATTGACATGTCCGAATTCTCTGCTGTTACCCCAGCAGCTTCTGATTCTTTCTTGACTCTTGATTCTGACGGCTCCACCGAGCAGCGCACAACAACCGACGCTCTTGCAACATTGTTTGCTGGTGACGGTCTTGCTGCTGCTTCTGCTGTTATGAAGCTTGATCTCAACGAGTTGACTGCTGCTTCTGTTGACGTTGCTAATGATAGCCTCGCTATTGTTGACGCCAATGATTCTAACGCTACTCGTAAAGAGTCTATTGCTGACCTCGTGAACGCTATGGTTGCTTCTACAGACGGTCTCCAGGCTTCTTCTGGTGTCATTTCTGTGAACGCTAACTCTACTTCTTTCGAGTTTGACGCTGGTGAGATGCAGCTTAAGTCTACTGTTGCTGCTACTAACGGTGGTCTCGTTCTTGCTTCCGAAGCTCTTAAGCTTTCTGGCTCCGCTATTGCTGACGGCACTGCTGCTGTTGCTGGTGACGAGTTCATGTTCATCGACTCTGACGGTTCTGTGAAGCGTGAAACAATGTCTGACTATGCTGCTGCTATCGCTGGTGACGCACTCGCTGCTGCTTCCGGTGTCTTGGCTGTTCAGGTCAACTCTACATCCATGCAGATTGCTTCTGACGAGATTCAGCTCAAGTCTACCGTTGCTGGTGACGGTCTTGCTCTTAGCTCCCACGCTCTTTCCGTCAATGTTGATGATTCCACAATTGAGCTTAACTCTGATTCTCTTCGTCTCAAGGACGACGGTGTCACAGGTGCCAAGCTTGCTCCAGCTGTTGCTGGTCTTGGTCTTGGTCAGGACGGTTCTGGTAATCTCGATGTTCAGACTTCTGGTGCTATCAAGATTGCTTCCGATAGACTCGGTATTTCCGGTTCCTTCGCTGGTCCAGGTCTTGCTTACCAGGGTGGCGTTGACTCTATCTCCGAGATGGAACTTGACATTTCTGAGTTCTCCGCTGTCACCCCAGCAGCTTCTGACTCCTTCTTGACTCTTGATTCTGATGGTGCTACTGAGCAGCGCACAACAACCGACGCTCTCGCAACTTTGTTTGCTGGTAACGGTCTCTCCGCTGCTTCTGCTGTCATGGCTCTCGACCTCAATGAGCTTTCTGCTGCTTCTGTTGACGTTGCTAACGATAGCATTGCTATCATTGATGCTAACGACTCCAACGGCTCCAAGAAAGAGTCCATTGCTGATCTTATGACAGCTGCTGCTGGTTCCGGTCTTACCGCAACCTCTGGTGTTCTTTCTGTTACAGCTAACAACGTTGCTCTCAAGTCTGACGGCGACACCTTGGTTGAGGGTTATAACTACTTCGCTACAGTTTCTGGTGCGTCCACAGTGACATTGCCAGCTTCCCCATCTGTCGGCGACGTTATTACCGTTAAGGCTAAGGACGGTGTTACAGCTACTAACTACATTCAGATTAACCGTGCTGGTTCCCAGACTATTGATGGTGAGACTTCTGTGAAGATCGAATCCCCATACGGTGCTATCGCTGTGGTCTATGTTGCTGACAACGACTGGAGAATCGTGTGATATAACACACACCAAGTTTTCTTGGTTCTTTTGGATGTCCCTCTTTATGGGGGGCATCCTTTTTTTTTGGCACTATTTATAACATAAGCGAGGGTTCAAGATGGCATATAATATGTTGAAGGGAGCTGTAGAGGGCTCTGTTGATCAGTACGGCGATCAAGAAATTGATGGTATCAAGGTTTTCAAAAGCACTATTAGTGCTAGTGTTTTTTATGATACCGATGCACAAAGTCCATGTGCTACCCTCAAAGAGGTTCCTATTCGTAAGTTAGAGGGCGGCTCAAAAGGTGCTGTTATTACTTTTCAAGAGGGGACAACCGCAAAAGCAGAATATGGCTTACGTTTTGATGGACAAACATTAGAAACAAAGCAAGTGTGTGCTATTTCTTTTCATGGCTCTGCAGAAGGTTTGGTAAATATCCCTGCTAATGAGTTGATTGGGGACATTGATTTAAACACCATTGCTTTAGGTAATTCTTTATATAAAACAAAGAGCGGCATTCAAGTCAAGGTTGGCAATGGTTTACAAAGCGAGCAGCAAGGACTATCTTTATCTTTAGGTGCTAATAGCGGATTAGATGCCGATTCTGGCTATCTGGCTATCAACCACAAACGATGCGAAGACATTACTGCAAGAGGTCAAAACCTTAGCGATGATGATCTTTTGATGGTTCATGACTCATCTCGTGGCGATCTCCGAAGAACATCACTAAAAAACTTCTGTGATTCTTATCTGAAGTCTAAGACTCTACACCCAGAAGGTTCAGTTAGTGCTGTGCAGCTGAGGGGTAAAAAAGGTCTTGCGGCATCAAATGCTTTTTCTTTTGACGCAAACTCCTCTACATTAAAAGTAGAAGGTAAAACATTGACTAACAATCTTCATGTCGTTCGTGATGCCATCTTTGACGCAGCAGTGGTTCATCGCAGTGCTGTTATTGGAAACATAACAACGGTTGCAGATGAAGAGTATCATGTCAAGGATTCTGATTATACAATCCTCGCAGACACAACAAAGAATACTATGGTCATTACTCTCCCTCCTGCAGCCGACTGGAGAGGAAGAATTATTACAATCAAGAAGATCAATACCGATTCATATAAACTAAACAGCAATATGTTGACCATTGAAAGCGAACTTGGAAAGATAGATAATAGAGATCATGCAAGCGTTAAAATGGTTAATAGTGTTGTGGTTGTGCAATCTGATGGCAAGAATTGGTTTATTATAAATAAAACAGGCTCATAAACGTTTCTTTTACTTTTTTACCACACTATTTACATTGAAAAATTGTTTTTAAGGAGAACTACATGTCTAACTTACTTAAAGAAGCCATTGTAGATGCACAAGCATTACGTGAAGCAGCCCTCAAGAATGCTGAGGCTGCTATTGTCGATAAGTACTCGACGGAAGTTCGTGAGACTCTCGAACAGCTTTTAGAGCAGGACGAGCTTGGTCTTGACGAGGATGCTCCCGCAGAGGGCGATGCTTCTTTAGAAGAGGACGTTGAGGATGTCCCACTTGCTGCTACCGATGGTTTAAGCGAGATGGAAGGCGATAACCTCAACCAGTTAGCCGAGGAAGGCGAGGACGTTGAGATCAATTTAGATCTTGGTGCTCTCAAGGAAGCCCTTCAAGAAATGTCAATGCCATCTATGCCTTCAATGCCGCCTGCCCCTGGTGCTCGCGATGACGAGGAAGAAGATCTTGATGAAGACATTGAGATTGAAGAGGCTATCCTCGCTGCCCTCCTTGAAGACGAAGATACAATCACAATTGAAGATCCTGCTGCTCAAGATGAGGCCGTGCTTGATACAATGGAAGAAGAAAAGAAAGAAGCTTCCGCTGATGAATTGATGGCTACTGTTAGAGAGTTGCTAGCCCAACTTAAGAAAGACAGAGATGCTGTTGAAGATCCCAAGCTTCGCAGCATGATGGCGAACTTGGATGCTATGATGGCTGACGAGGCTGCTTCTGAATTAGAAAGAGCAGGACTTGAAGAAGAATTAGAAATCTCCGATGAGTTAATTGATACCATCGTTGAGAAGCTTACAGTTGACATGGGTGCTGACTTGGCTGGATGGGCTGGTCGTTCCGCTGAGGACAAGAAGTTCCAGATGGAGAAAGAGATCGCACATCGCCGCAGCACTGACATGGAAGAAGAATTAGACACTTTAAAGAAGGCTCAAGAAGAGTTGGTTTTTGAAAATAGCCAACTCAGTGAGCAACTTGATAACCTTAAGCGCGCAGCTATTGAGATGAAAGAATCCCTTCAGGGAGTCAATCTTTCTAACGCACGCTTACTTTATACGAATCGCGTATTGCGAAATACCTCCTTAAATGAGCGACAAAAAGATAGAATTGTCGAAGCTATTTCAAAATCTGATTCAGTTACAGAGGCAAGGACAATTTTTAACACGCTTCAAAGCACAGTGGAGTCTGCACCAAATCGTGGACCAAAAACATTGAGCGAAGCTATTAGCCGTCCAACTTCTGTTATTCGTGCTTCTCGTGCTGAGAGCACACCTAAACATGATGCATTCGCAGAGCGAATGAAACGTTTAGCCGGAATTAAATAAAACATATTTTAGGAGGTAAATTTAAAATGGCTAGTATTATTGAAAGGTTGACCGAAGGTGTTGTCAACCGTGACATGCGTGCGGAGAGCAATGCTCTTCTCACCAAGTGGGAGCGCACAGGACTTCTTGAGGGTCTTGACGGTGATCGTCACCGTGCTTCCATGGCTCGTTTGCTTGAGAACCAGGCAAAAGAGCTTCTTCGTGAGTCTTCTGCTATGCAAGCAGGTGATGTCGAAGGTTTCGCAGCCGTGGCTTTCCCAATCGTTCGCCGCGTGTTTGCAGGCTTGATTGCTAACGATCTCGTTAGCGTTCAGCCAATGAGTCTCCCAAGTGGACTCATCTTCTTCCTTGACTTTGTGTTCTCACCAAGTCTTGGAGACACCGGAACCCAGTCTTCCCGTTTAGGTAACGTTGTTGAGAAATCCATCTACGGTACAAACCGTGTTGCTTCTCAGATCACCGGCGGTGTTAGCATTGTTGACAGTCGCGGCGGTGACCTTTCTGGTCCTCGCGCTTCTGCTCGTGGTTATGCTTACGCTTCCCCAACTGGTTCTAACGCTGCAACAGGCACTGGCGCTGGAAACGCTGCAGTTGTTTCCGTCTTCAAGCTTGACGGCACCGTTTCTGACGACAGAAGAAAGTTGATTGATTACGATCCAGATCTTCTTGCTTCTACCACAACTGCTGTTGTTGTTCTTGACGTTCTTAAGACAAAATTCTCTGAGGCTGATTTTGACAACATGTCTGCTTTCTCCATGGAGGAGGTTATCAATGGTAGTGGTACAGAGCTTACAACTCTCATGGGTAACGATTCCCGCATCACCGCACCAGGTGCTGTTACAGAGATTCAGCAAGTTCGTCGTCTTACACAGCTTGTTGGCTCTGATAGTCGTGGTGCTCCGTTCCAGTCTGGTCTTACTTCTCAGGCTGAAGCTGTTCGCTTCGTCTTCACCCTTCAGGATCAGGCTGATGTAGACTCTGAGGGTGACAGCGCTAGTGGTGTCGGCAGTGCTCTTGGTGCTGGAAAGATCAAGTTCCCACTTCGTGATAACTTTGATGCTTCTACCGCTATCGGCTCTGTTGTTGGTGCTGCTGAGTGGGGTCTTGAGGGTAACAAGAATATCCCAGAGATCGACATCAAGGTTGACAGCATCGCTGTTACCGCTCAGACCAAGAAGCTCAAGGCTAAGTGGACACCGGAGTTAGGTCAAGACCTTAACGCCTACCACAACCTTGACGCTGAGACAGAGCTTACCAGCATTCTCTCCGAGCAGATTGCTCTTGAGATTGATCGTGAGATCCTTGCTGACCTCGTTAGTGGTGCTACAGCATCTACTTTCTACTGGTCACGTTCCCCAGGTCTCTTCGTGAACCGCGAGACTGGTGCTGAGATTGGTGCTTCTACTGCTGCTCCAGACTTCACTGGTACAGTGTCCGAGTGGTACGAGACACTCGTTGAGACCATCAACGATGTTTCCGCTCAGATTCACCGTAAGACTCTTCGTGGTGGTGCTAACTTCGTGGTTTGCGGACCAGAGGTTGCTAACATCCTTGAGTTCACAGCTGGCTTCCGTGCTAGCGTTACTGCTGACGCCGAG